TACGTGGCGCTGTCCGTGGCGCTGTCCGTGGCGCTGTCCGTGGCGCTGTACGTGGCGCTGTACGTGGCGCTGTCCGTGGCGCTGGCCGTGGCGCTGTCCGTGGCGCTGCGCGTGGCGCTGTCCGTGGCGCTGTACGTGGCGCTGTACGTGGCGCTGCGCGTGGCGCTGTCCGTGGCGCTGTACGTGGCGCTGTACGTGGCGCTGCGCGTGGCGCTGCGCGTGGCGCTGCGCGTGGCGCTGTCCGTGGCGCTGTCCGTGGCGCTGCGCGTGGCGCTTGCTTCCGCAAGCGTTTTTTGCTGATGATGGAGATACCAGCGCGCTGCAGCGAAACCTCCTGCAAACCGCAAGACGAATGGTGACGGCACGAAAACAATATGCTTTGGCGCTGGCAAACCTGCCGCTTCATAGAGCCCCTTCGCGGCTTTACGGCAAAGCTCGCGCTCGTCCTCGGTCATGGCGGAAGTGGACATCGCATTCGCGATCCACTTATTGGCCCAATCACCAAGCCGAGCCTTATGCTCGGGATGATCGTTGAAGCTGTATAGTTTCTTCGCCGCCATTACGCTGCCTTCCGATTATAATTGATATGAAGGGTTGGCCGACCAAGCTGGCGTATTTCGTCAGCGGTGGCAGGAGAGATGGGATCACCGTCGAATGTGGCGGAGCGCTCGAAAGCGACGGGTGTGCACTGGCGCTGCTTCATGACGAAGGTTTCGCGCTCTGTAGGTTCGTAGGCGTAGCTATCCGTTGCCTCGCCACATGACGCACAGAAGGCGCGCTCGACATCGCGGATGGCGTCGCAGCCGCAGCAGAGCAGAAGAGCGCTCATGCCTTAACCACCCAAACCATGAGGATGAAGAAGATCGATATGCAGCACTTCCATGCTACACCCTCATCGATCCCGAGCTTTTCGAGGCCCATTGCGCACGCGGCGCCGATCACGAGGCCGCCTGCCGCCGATATGATGAACCGAGCCGCATCCATCGCCTGATTTGCCAACCAGACCATCACGCCAACCGCCCATTAGACAGGGCGATCATCTCGCTGTTTTCTGAGTTGAGGGCGGCTTGAGCTTCAGCCTCAGCCTCAGCCTCAGCCTTAGCGATGGCGGCGCGGGCACGGTCAGCGTGACCCATGATGATGCTCGCCGAGCCTTGCAGGCCCTTGGCGAACAAGAGCTTGGACGCCTCTTCCAGCGCAACCGCTGCGCTATCGAGTTCTGTGAGCAAGTCGGCGACGTTCGCCATCGGTGGTCTCCCTGTGAAGCCACCGAGCGTTTCAACGCCTTACGGGATCGGCGCCCGGTGACAGGGAGAGTGTTTAGGCAGGAATGCCTATGCCGTCAAGCACAAAATAAGCAGGGATGCCTATTTTTTTTGTTTGAGCCCGTGCGACGTTACCATGCGCTTATATTCATCGTCGTCATCACCGCGAGCCATAGGCTCCCAGCCCACAGGATCATCCTTCAGGAAGGTGTACTGCGTTAGTTGCCAAGTTTTGCCGGTCACGGTGTCGAGCAAAATTGTATCGCGCTCAACATGTGGGCTGTGCACCACGACATAGCGGCCAACTTCAGGGTTGCTCTCATGAACAACCTGTTTCTCAGCCTGCTGCTGTGGCGGCGCATCACAAGAGGCAAGCAATAAGCAAGTAGCTAAAGTCGCCGCGCGAACCATACCGGCCTCCCCATGATAGTGGTATCGGTCTCTTCCACTTCGTATTCGCGATATTGAAGGTTAGCCGAAAACACGCGGTACCACCCGCGCCGCTGAGGAACGCGCTCAACCTTTTTTACGACATACCCGTCGCCATCCCAAAGCGCGAAATAGCCAGGCTGCACGGGATTGCGGTCGCGTTTATCGATCAATATCTGGTCGCCGTGGTGAAACTCCGGGAAGTTGCTATCCCCCCTCACGTCGATAAGTTCGAAGTCCCCGGGCTGCCCGCGCAACTCTTCCTCGATCAGCCGGCGAGGCAACTTCGCCATGACCCGATCACCCTCGCCGGTTCCGCCACCGCCCATACCCCCGTAGGAGGGTAGAACCGCGATCGGCACATAGTCCCGGTCAACTTCGCCTTCATCAGGCGGCAAATCGGAGTCGAGCGCGAACCCTGGAAATCGTGGATAGGCCTCGCGCAGCTTAATGAGCGTGCCCCTGCCGAGCCGCGTTTGAGAGGTTCCATTGGCAAACCGGTTGAGTGTGGTGTTTGCCACCCCGATCTTTTTGGCGATCTGGTTTGCGTTGCTATCCGTCCACGCGATCAAATCGCGGACAAGCTGAATGTCGTTATCTATCCCCGGCATAGGCACGGACATAGCAAACATGCCTATGCGGCGGGGTAGGCAACTCTGCACTTGCATCTAAGCATGAATGCCTACATAATGCCTAACCATGGAACATGACGACCCCGTTTCGCGGCTATACGCCCGCGCCGAAGCCCATAATGTATCCATGGCGGCAATCTGCCGCGAAGCTGGTGTTGCTACAACTACCCCCTCGCGATGGAAAAACGACCGCAACGGGGCGAACCTCCGCACAGTCGAAAATTTGGACGCCGCTCTTACCCGCATTATCGGGGCATCTGGCAGGGCCGCCGCCGCATGAGCGATCCCCAACCAGTCCCATTTCTCCGCAAAGACGGCGCATTCGTTTGCGCGCTGCGGTTCATTCCAGTTTCGCGCGGCCACGCCTCCCGGTCAGCGCGTGCCGCCGGGGCTTCCCCCATGGCCCCGGCGGTTTCCATTCCATCCAAAAGGACATCCGCATGACCATTGGTCAGGCCCTTGTCGTGGGCGCGCTCTACGTCGCCGTTCTCGTCGGTCTCATCCTTGAGTTCCGCTCTTGGCGCCAGACGACTGACGATACCGGCGACAATGGCGCCGATTGGTCTTGCGAGGCCGACTTCATCAATCATGGGGAGGGGTGAATGACCCGCTTCAATTCCAAGCGAATGGGCCCGATCAGTGCTGCCATTGCTGGGAGCCTCGCAGAGCGCACATGGACTGAGTTCGACACGGTTCCCCTGCTGGAATTGGTCGGGCGGAATCTTCGGTCCATCTCCCAGAGAATAGCCGCGAGGTCCGAATGGCGGAACGGGTCCTTGAATGGACCGGATACCGCCAGTCTAGCGGTTATGCCCGCTTCAAAGTCGAAGGCCAGTACCGCTTGGCGCATCGTGTTGCGTGGGTTCTCGCCAACCGCAGGGAGATTCCGGCGGGGCAGTTCATTTGTCACAGTTGCGACAATCGCGCCTGCGTTAACCCAGCTCACCTTTGGCCCGGGTCTAACAGGCAGAACATGCTCGACATGTACGCCAAAGGGCGCGGGATCAAGACGCAGATCCGTGGTGGCCGCGTGATCGCCGCCCATTTGCAGCCTGAATACCTCAATCTTTTGCATCGGGAGGCCGCCTAGCATGCCGCACCGCACAAATTCCGCCCAAGATGGCGGAATCGTTTCGGACGAACGTTTGCGGAACGATCTCCGCAAGGCGCTCTACACCGCCATCCATGTCGAGCGTACCGCAACGCGGGAGAGCCTCGCCAACGATAGCGGTGTGAACATCTACCAGATCGATGCGATCCTGTCGCGCGATCCGGCCAAGTTCCGCCCGATTCACGCGCACCAAATGCTATCGCTGCTCTACGCTGCTGGTCCGCGCGCGGTGAATACGGTTCTGGCATCGATCGGCTACGCAGGTGCGTCGCTGGATAACGCATCCGTCAATGCCCCGGCGCTCGCTGCCGCGAACATGATGGGCGAGGTTGCCCGGTTTGCTCGCCTGGCTGCCGACAACATCATCGATCACACGGAAGAGCCAGAAGCCACTGAGGCGGCGGACAACGTCATCGCCTTCGCTCTCCCATATTCGAGCCGGAGGGGCTGAGCATGGCCGGGGGGCTTAAAGTCAAAAACCTTGAGATAGTCGAGGAGAAGGATTGCGCGTTCTGCGACAGGCCCTTCACCCGGCCATATGGTCTTTCAATCCTGAATTGGACGCGCCAGCGCTTTTGCACGAAGCGGTGCGCGACCCATTATCGCCTGAACGGCAACCGCTCCATGGCGGAGGCAGGGTTTGACCTGACGTGTGCCACCACCATCGCCAGCCAGGAATTGCTCAAGCGGTGCATCGTCTACGGGCTGAGGCATAATAGCGATCTCGGTATGGGTCGCGAGGCTTTCATGTCGCGCGCCCGGGAATTGGGGCTCACATCATGAGCGAGGAGCCAATCGCCCTTCATTGCCCCCGCATGAGCGAGATCATCTCGACCGTATGCGACCACTACGGCTTGGATCGGCTGGATCTGCTATCCGAACGTCGGAGCCGCGTTGTCGCCCGCCCACGTCAGATAGCCATGTGGCTCGGTCGCAAGATGACTGTACGTTCGCTTCCCGAGATCGCGCGCCATCTGCGCCGTGGCGATCACACCACCGTGATGCACGGCATCCGCATAATCGATGGCCTCATCGGCAAGGATAACGACCTCGCCGCCGACATCCATGCGATCCGCCGCCGCCTCAACAATCGGGTACTTCTCCGCGAGGCGATCGAACAGCAATCGGCGGAAGCGGCATGAAGCACACTGGCGGTGTTTCTCCTGTCCGTCCTGAGACGATGGTCATTGTCCGTTATGCCAACGGACAATGCGCTGGTGCGTCCGCGCGGGATGGGATCAAAGCTGAGCCTATCGCCGCCGGTTCCCGCAAATGGGATTGGCGCAAGGATCGCCGCCATCCGAACGATTGGGACATCACCGATTATTGGCTAGCCGAAGATGTGCCGGCCGAAAGGCTGGCAGCGTGATCGAGCTTCCCTGGCCACCCTCCTCACTATCAGGACATGCAAACGGTCACTGGCGCGGCAAGGCGGCGGTTACGGCCAAGTATCGCGCGTGGGCTAAGGCTGCGGCAATGACTGCTGGCGCTGCGCCATCTAGCCCATCCGGCGACATCCGCCTGATTATCACCTTCTACCCGCCAGATCGGCGCAGTGACCGGGTGAACTTCGCCAATCGCATGAAGCCCTATTTCGACGGCATCGCCGACGCGATGGGTGTGAACGATAGCCGGTTCCTTCCGGTATATCAGTTTGCCGAGCCGGTGAAAAACGCCCGCGTCACGGTCGTCATTGACGATGGAGAACCCCGCCAGATCGGAGCCATCCTCAATCCGATCCTCGCGAACATCCTTGAGCGCACGGAGGCGGGGGAGGCGTGACCGATATGTCGCTCTTGCGCCGGCTGATGGCCGCTGGAACTCCAGACGAACTGATAGATGAGGTAGCCGGCCTACTGGCCGAAGTGCGCGCTCTTGAGGTTGCTCGCGCCAAAAACGCTGAGCGCCAGGCCCGGTGGAAAGCTAATAACAAGCCCGCTGGTAACGTTACTAACGTTAACGACGTTACTAGCGTTACCGAGGCGGACAACCCTCCCTCCCCTGATAAAGAAACCTCCCCCACACCCCCTAAAGAAATTAACCCCTCCGCACCTGAGGGGGGTGACGCGCTCCCGCGTAAGGCCGGCGGGTTTCGAGCGCCTGCCGGCGTCACGAACGACACCTGGATCGCCTTCTGCGCCCAGCGGAAGAAGCCGGTCACGCGGATCGCCTATGACCGGATGCTGAAAACGATCGGGGAGGCCGCCGAAGTCGGATGGCCGCCAGGCGAGCTATTCGAGCGCGCCGTTGAGCGCGGATACGAAACGATTTTCACTCCGACCGAGAAGCGAAATGTCCAGCACCGCCCTGCAAACGACCGACCGGCAGAACTCCAGAACACTCGTTTCCGCGCCGCAGTTGAACTCGACGCTGAGCGCAATCGTGGACAGCGACACGCGGGTTTCTGACTTACCCTCGCTGAGCGGATCGACACGCTCCGACCTGGATACGGCAATCGCCAGCTTTGAGGCGGCGAACGTTCCGGCCGAACCGGACGAGATTAGCCGTATGATCGGCAAGATCGCGATCCTGTTCCCCAACGGCAAGCTATCCGATGCGGAGGCCAAGGCGCAGAACCAGCTTTACGTCGAGCTGCTGAACGACATTCCCGCCGACGTGCTGGGCGGGGCGTTCCGCAAGTGCGCGCAGACACTGAAATTCTTCCCCACGGTAGCCGAGATACGCGCCGCCGCGATGCCTGAGATGGCGATGCGTTCGTGGCGCTTGATGCGGATGAAGGCGCTGGCGCTCAAGTCGGATCGCGAACCGCCCCAGCCACCGAAGCAAATCGTGACGCAGGCCGAGCGCCAGTCGGCACTTGATGAGGCAGAAGTCAGTGCCGAGATGCGCGGGTTGCTTGATCGGGTGATCGGGAGCGAGTCAGTATGACCGATCCCCGCTTCCAATCCATCCCACCCGGTCGCGACTATGAAGGCATGGTTAAAATCCACATCGGCGGCGAACGCTGCGTTCAAGTTTATGGGCATGGGGCGCAAGCTGAACGTGCTGCTGAGAAACTAGCCCGCAAGATCATGGGCGAAACCCATGACGAATAATTGGTGGATCATGTGTCGAGTTTGGCACGGGTGGTCCAACGCGCACCGAAACTATTCGGTTTCAAAGATTACGCAGGAGAAATGAAATGAGGAATTTCGATAGGGAATTTGCCCGCACTCGCAAGATCATCATTGGGGCACAGATCGTGGTTTTACTGATCGCGATCTTCTTCGTCGTGACGATCGCCTACGCGGTGTCCCGTATCACGCCAGAAAGCATCGGAAGCTTCGGTGGTCGGATCGCGCACGCTTTCAACGCCACCAAGTAATATCCACACTCAAGAGCGGGGAACAACACCATGGCAAGGACGAAGATTGCAAAAGCGGCAGCGCTCCTTGCCGCGAAGGACGTAGCGCCACCACGTACCGAGCTTGAGGCCCGCGCGAGGGAGCTGCGTGAGAAAGCTGCCAATGAGGTCGAGCCGATTATCCCGCAGATCGCGCTCGATAACGGCGACTATGCCAAGGAGGGCAACCGCACGCTGCGCAATCGCGGTGGGACGCCCATCGCCCGCTGGCGTGGGGAATCCAGGCTGTCGCCCACGCAAACCCTCGCGATCGACTATTGCATCCGGCTTTGGGAACGCGCTGGGCGCCAAGCGCTGACCATGGACATGGGTAAGATCGTTGGCCTTCCCCCTTCGTCGGGCTGGTCTCAGCAAGAGGCGTTGGACGAGCTGGCGCACTTCAAGCGCGCGATCCCCGCCCACTATTGGTCCGTTTACGAAAACGTTTGCAGGTTCGATGAGCCGGCTGGCGTAGCCGGGTCGAAACTCGCGACCAACAGCCGCTCCGCGGTCGATGCTGCTTTTACGTGCGTGTGCTTTGTCGCGGATCTAATCGCCATGTGGAAGTGTTTCTGATACATTCACGATCAGAGCGCATTTTGTTCTTGCATTGGTGCGCAGCTTAGTGTATGCGGATGGATAGTGGTCGAAGTTGCGACCGCGAGGTTTTTAATCCTCCTTCCGAAAGCCGCTCGCGCGGCGCCTCTTAGAGTAGGTAGGTTGGATAGCGGCGGCTAGGTCTTCGGATCGGCCGCCGTTTTCGTTTGCGCTGCATGTCGGCGCACCCCTCCGAACCCGGAACGCTCCCATTCGCACCAGCTACATGGGCGAGCAACCGCGCGTATCGGAGGGGACTTATTCAAGGAGAGCGGGGATGGAGATCGTAGCCGATCTTCGCGACGACCTCCTGCTTACGCTCGGCCAGAGCGGAATCCGTGGCGATCGAGCCCAAGAACTGGCCGACGACATAATCGCCACCATCAAACGCTGGTGCGCAAAGGAGCCTGCCAACGATGTGTAACTGGCTCGCACAAAAGCTGATCCTCTTCCTCCTCCCCTATTTGAAACCCCAACCCCGTATCGAGGGAATCCTTGCCATGACTATTTATGAACTGCTTGCTGGCCTTCGCGCTGATGTGGACGCGCTCAAGGCCGCGCCTGCCGTCGATACCAGCACCTTCGCGACCAAGGACGATCTGACCGGTGTCGCCAATCGCGTTGCGACACTTGAGGGCGAAGTCGGCACGCCGCCGGCCGACCAAGCCTAACCAATAGCAAGGCAGGGACTCCAAACGCAGACACCCGGCGGCTGTGTGAACGCCGTCGCTCGCTCTTAGCGCAAACCGGTCCCTGCCGCCCTGCCTTGGGCCAGCTTTGCCGGAAAGCTCGGAACGCCGGGACATAATAACAGGAGGCGAGCCAATGCCGCTCAAGATCATCTATTGGACCGCAAGCCAATGGAACCAAAACGTTCCTGGTGCTGTCATTTCCAGCGAAGCCTTAGCTATTTCCGGAACCAGCGCACAGAGCGGCGTTACTCCTTCGAATGCGATGTTCATCTCCCTTCGCAACACGGAGACGGGCGGCGTCGCCTTCAAGTATGACAGCGCCAATCCGACTGCTGTTGCCACTGGACCCGGTATTGGGCCGCAAGAGCGCCTTTGGTTGGATGCTGTTCCCGGCAACAAGGTCGCAGGCATCACCGAATCTTAACCTCAGCGCTTAATCCAAGCGCCCGAGACAGCCCACCCCTCGGGGAGCTGAAACGAGGGTGTACCATATGACCCCCAAGCAAGAGCAGTTCGTTCGGGAATACCTGATCGACCTCAATGCCGCTCAGGCCGCGATCCGCGCCGGGTATAGCGTTAACACCGCCCGAGCCATCGGTGCGGAGAACCTGACGAAACCTGACATTCAGGATGCTATCGCGGCGGCTCAGATAGAGCGAGCTAGGCGCACTGAGATCACGTCAGATCGAGTGCTTAAGGAACTGGGTCGCATAGGCTTTGCTGATATCCGGCGCCTGTTCGATGACAATGGCAAGCTCAAGCATATCACGATGCTGGATGATGAGGTTGCCGCCAGCATCTCGTCCGTCGAAGTGGACGCGCAGAAGCGACGGAAACTCAGCGGCGGCGAAGAGCGCGACGAGTACGATGTTGAGGCGACCATAAAGGTCAAGCTCTGGGACAAGCGGGCGGCCCTGGTGGACATGGGGCGTCACCTCGGCATGTTTACGGATAAGGTTGAGCATAGCGGCGGCGTTAATGTAATCGTGAATAAGCCGGGTGCCTGATATTCACCTGCCCAACCATTGGGCACCGCGTGATTATCAGGATGGGCTTTGGCGTTACATGCACGGCGGCGGTAAGCGAGCAATCGCGATATGGCCGCGCCGGCATGGTAAGGATGATGTGGCGCTGCACTATACGGCATGCGCGGCGCATGAGCGGACGGGGGTCTATTGGCATCTGCTGCCGCAGCAGAACCAAGCGCGCAAAGCCATTTGGGATGCAATTAACCCGCACACCGGCCGCAGGCGTATAGAGGATGCGTTTCCCCGCGAGCTTCGGGAGACCACCCGCGAACAAGATATGATGATCCGCCTGAAGTGCGGTTCGTCCTGGCAGGTTATCGGATCTGACAATTACGATGCACTGGTCGGCACGCCCCCAATTGGTGTGGTGTTCTCCGAATGGGCACTGAGCAATCCGCAAGCGTGGTCTCTGATACGCCCCATCCTTGCCGAGAACGGCGGGTGGGCGATGTTCATCACCACGCCGCGAGGCCGCAATCATGCATTCCGCATGTACGAAATGGGCAAGGATAGCCCAGACTGGTTCTCTGAGCGCCTAATCGCCACGGAGACGGGCGTGTTCAGCCAAGAGGTGCTTGAAAACGAGCGTCGCGAACTGATCGTTGAGCGCGGCGAAGAGGACGGGGACGCTATCTACCAGCAGGAATACATGACCAGCTTCTCGGCTGGCCTGCCCGGCGCCTACTACGCGAAGATCATTGACGGCTTGGAGAAGGATGGCCGCATAACGGCGGTCCCGTACAATCCGCAGCGACAGGTTCATACCGCTTGGGACTTGGGCCGCAACGACCAGACCGCAATCTGGTTCGTGCAGCGCCACGGCACCGGATGGGCGGTGATCGACTATCTGGCGAACACTAGCGTCGGCATTGATTGGTACGTCAAGGAGCTAAAGGCCAAGCCCTACAACTACGGCGAGCATCTTCTGCCGCATGATGCGGAGAAGGAAGAGCTAGTCAGCACGACAGGTTCAATCGCTGAGACCGCCGAAGGGATGGGACTCAAGGGCATTCGCGTTGTTCCGCGCACGTCGAGCGTGGCTAACGACATCAACGAAGTGCGGCAAATCCTGCCGCTGTGCTGGTTCGACAAAGAGAAGACAGAAAAGGGCGTGGACGCACTGCGCTCTTATCGTCGCGTGTGGGACGATAAGCTTCGCGCCTACCGCGACACGCCGCTCCACGATTGGGCTAGTGATCCTTCGGACGCCTTTCGCACCTTCGCGATCGGCAAGCCGCAAGACGTGAACGGGCCGGTCAAGATCAACTATTCCAACAAGGGGATTGTATAGTGGCATCAGCGCCGATCATCCCCGACAATGAGCCGTTGAGCCATGAGGAATTGGCCGCGCTTCTGGCGGAAGATGAGCGCCTAGCCATTTCCTTCCGCGATACCACGCTGGCCGATGAGCAATCGGTCGCAATCGACTATTACGAAGCGCGCCCGTTTGGCGATGAGGAAGACGGCCTTTCCCAGGTCGTGACCCCGGAAGTCGCCGAAGTGGTCGATTATATGACCATCTCGGTTGCGCGCACCATGGTTTCGGGCGACCGCGTTGTCGAGTTCGAAAGCGCCGAGCAGGATAACGAGGAAGCGGCTGAACAGGCCACTGCCGCCGTTACCTACTCGTTCATGAAGCAACAGGATGGTTATCGCATCATCCACGACTGGATCCAGTCGGGCCTAATCGAAAAGATCGGCATCGCGAAAACCTGTGCCGAGACCTACGAGAAGGTCAAAAAGACCCGTGGTGTCGTTGACGAGATGCAGCTCGCCATGCTGCATCATCAAGGCGCCAACATCGCCGCTGCGACCGACAATGGCGACGGTACGTGGCAGATCGAGATTCACGAACATACGCAGGAAACGCGCTTCTGCGATTATCCCATCCCGAGCGAGGAGTTTCTGTTCGCCTCACGCACTCGGCATGAGGATGACGCGAACTACCTCTGCCATCGCTCGGCCAAAACCACGTCCGACCTGATCGAGATGGGCTTTGACAGGGAACTAGTCGATAGCCTGCCGTCCGATCCCGGAACGGAGCAATGGGATCAGCGCCAGACCGCGCGCTGGCTGGATGAGACGCAGACCGAAACACCCGGTGTGCGCAAGGTATGGCTTCGGGAAGAATATAAGCGCGTTGATCTTGACGGTGACGGCATTGCCGAGCTGATCAAGGTGTTTCGCGTCGAGAATATCATCCTCAGCGTTGAGGAGGTGGACGAAGCGCCGTTCGTCGTATGGTGCCCATTCCCGCGTGCCCATAGGCTGGTCGGCAATTCGCTGGCCGATAAGGTCATGGACCTTCAGCGCATCAAGAGCGTGGTGCTGCGCCAGCAATTGAACGGGCTCTACCTGACAAACAATCCCCGCATGTACGTCCCGCAGGACTGCATGACGGAAGATACGATCGATGACCTTCTGACGGTGCGCCCCGGCGGCCTAGTCAGAGGCAAAGGCCCCAATCAGCCCAAGCCGCTCTATGAAGCATTCGACATGTCGAAAGGCATGACGATGCTGGAGTACATCACGGGCGAGCGGGAATCGCGCACCGGGATTACCAGGCTCAATCAGGGTCTTGACGCTGACGCGCTGAACAAGACCGCGACGGGAACGGCTCTCATGCAGGCCCAAGGCCAGCAGATGGAAGAGTTCGTCGCCCGTAATTTCGCGGAAGGCTTAGGGCGTCTGTTCGCCAAAAAGCTGCGCCTCATGCAGCAAACTGGCAAGCCCTTCCAGGTCAAGATCGACGGGCAAAGCGTCATGGTCGATCCGAGCAAGTGGCCCGATGGCCTGTCCGCGAACGTCACGGTGGGCTTGGGCTCTGGCCGCAAGGATCAGCGGCTTCAATATCGCATGCAGCTCCTGGACATGCAGAAGGACGGCCTCCAACTCGGCCTGAGCAGCGCCAAGGGCATCTTCAACAATGTTGAACGTATGATCCGCGACGCGGAATTGGGCGTGCCGACCGACTATATTATCGATCCCGACAGCCCCGAGGGCCAACAGGCTGCGCAACAAGCCGCCATGATGCGGCAGAACAATCCCGAGATGGCCAAGGCTCAGGCGCAGATCGAGTTCTACCAGCAGAAAACGCAGATCGAACAGGATCGCGCCCAGCAAACCACCGCGATCAAGGCTCATGACACGCAATCGCGCCTCGCCAACGAGCAGTTCAAGAACGAATCCCAGGCGATGCAGGCCAATCAGCAGGCGCAGACCGAAACCGCGCTTGCCGTCCAGAAGCAGGCCATGGATTACCACCTGGGCCAGCAACAGCTTGAGGCCGAAACCGAGCTTGCGCACAAGAAGGCTGATCTCGCGTATCAGGCCAAGATCGCTGCGGCCAAGCCTGTTCAGTCAGATCGCCCGGGCGGAAAGATCGACCAATGAGTAAGCCCAGGATCATCATAAATCGGCTCGGCCTAGATTATAGAATGCTCCGCAAGGATGGGTCTGTCGGGTACCATCAGCTTACATGGGGTGAATATTTCCGCGAGCATTGGGCGCAGGCGGTTCAATGGTGGAACGAACACCATGGCTGAAGACCCTATCCACCGCGCCAATCGCTGGCATGATTTCTATCATGAAGATGGCGGCCTGAAAGACATCCTGGACACGCTCAAGGGTGCGTACCTCGATCGCGCGGCCGATCTTATGCCTGGTGACACGGCGGGGCTGTTGAAGCTCGGCATGGGGCGCAAGATTGTCGATCAGATCGACCAGCACATCCAGGCGATATTCGTCGCCGGCAAGATAGAAATGGCCGCACAGGACCACGCGGACCGTATCGCGAAATTACCCGAAGCGCGTCGCCGCTTCCTCTAATCCACCACAGCAGAAAGCAACCCACAATGGCCCATCGTCTTGACGACGAAGCCGGAGTGTCGCGCGCCTTGGCGATCGGCCTTCGGTTTACTCCCGCCGAACGCATCCAGGGGCGTTTCATGCGCGCCCCCGACCATGGCGACGCCGCCCCTGTCACGCAGGCGGCGGTGCTGGAAAGCATCGAAAACGACTTCCTTGGCGGCGATGATGAGCCCGAGGATCAGGACGAGAATCCCGAAGGCGATAAGCCTGAGGGTGACGAACCGGAAGGCGATGAGCCCGAAGGGGATGACCCAGAGAACCCGGAAGGCGAAGCCAAGGAGCCCATCGCTTTCCCGGTCAGTTGGGGAGACGACGCTAAGGAGCTTTTTGCGCAGCTCCCGCCCGACCTTCAGCAGAAGGTTACGGAGCGGGAAGCCCAGCGCGATAAAGCCGTCCAGCGGGCCACCACGGACGCGGCCAATGCGCGCAGCAATGCCACGCAGGAAGCCAATGCCGCCCTGGCCCAGCATCAGCGTCAATATGCTTCACATCTGGAGCAGATCGTAGGCCAATTCGCGCCTCAACCGCCCGACCCAGCCATCGCGGCCCAGGACCCCGGCCGGTACATCCAGCTCAAGGCGATCTATGACGCCGACTTCGCCCAGTATCAGGGATTGATGCAGCGAGCGGCCCAGGCACGCCAAGAGGCAGACGGACGCGAGACCTTCAACCGCCAGCAAGAGATTGCCCAGAACGACAAGATTCTGGCCGATCACTTCGGCGAGAAGTGGACCGATCAAGCGCAACGCCGCGCGCTGCTCACCGACCTTGAAGGGGTCGGAGCCGAGCTTGGCTATTCCGCGGAATTGATGGGTCAGGCTTCCGCAGCGGACATTCAGGCCTTGGCGAAGGCTGCCGAATGGAAGGCAAAGGCCGCTGAACTCGATCAGCTCAAGATGAACGTCAAAATGGAAGCGGTACGGGCCGCCAAGGGCAAGCAGCCAGTGTTGAAGCCGGGAACGGCTCAGACGCAGGGCGAGCGCTCCTCCCGAGGCCGTGACGCAGCATGGCAGCGCGCGAAAACCGAGCGATCGGGCGACGCTTACGCTGCCCTTCTCGACAGCATGGGGATCACACTCTGACCCCTGACCAAGGACATCTCACATGAGCGTTCCATCGAATACGGTGCAGGCCAACCGCGTTGGTCAGCGCGAAGACCTGAGCGACAAGATCGCCCAACTTTTCCCCGATGAAACCCCATTCATCAACGCCATCGGCAAGGGCAAATGTTCGGCGACCAAGACCGAGTGGCAGACCGACACGCTGGTGGCGGCCAATGCCAACAACTATAACGTGCAGGGCGCCGACACGCCCAACCAGAATCGTCCCGACACGACCCGCGTTGGCACGTACACGCAGATCTCGACCAAGGTCGTAGGCGTCGCCTCCACCACGGAAGCGGTCGCGAAGGCTGGCCGCAAGTCGGAAATGGCGCGCGAAATCATGAAGGCGGGGCGCGAGCTTCGCACCGACATGGAATTGCGTTCCACGGGCAATTACGCCTCTGTCGCACCGACGACTTCGGTCGAGGGCCAGACGGCGGGCGCGCTCGCATGGCTGACCAGCAACGTGTCGCGCGGTACGTCGGGCGCCAGTGGTGGTTTCTCCGCCGGGCTGGTTTCGGCTGCCACCAACGGCACGCAGCGGACCTATACCGAAACCCTGTTGAAGACTGTCCTCCAGTCGATCTGGGCCAAGGGTGGCAACTCCAAGTTCGTGATCACCGATGGTCCGCACAAGCAGATCGAGGCCGGTTTCTCCGGCATCGCTCAGCAGCGTCGCGAGACCGGAAACAAGAAGGCGACGATCATCGCTGGTGCGGACATGTACGTGTCCGACTTCGGTGAGGTGCAGTTCGTGCCGTCGCGTTTCTGCTCGGCTCGCGATGCGCTGATCGTTGACCCGGAATATTGGGAAGTCGGCACGCTCGATCCTTTGGGCGTGGAAGACCTTGCCAAGACCGGCCTTGCGACCCGCAAGCTGCTCAAGGTCGAATGGGCGCTGAAGTGCCTTAATGAGGCGGCTTCGGGCGTCGTTGCGGATTTGACTTGACCTTGATGGGCGGGGTTTCGGCTCCGCCCATCCTTCCATGAGGTAACCATGGCTGAATGGGATTTGGTCGATTACAATCCGCACACGGGCGTCCGTAAGTGGATCGCGGCCGACCAGCACGAAGAAGACTCCGTGTTGGTCAGGACCGAATATGACCCGGCGCACACGCAAGCCATTCTCGATCAGAATAAGGCCATGGCAGCGGATGCCACGGGGCGCATGGGCGATATGGCTCTGGCGGCCCGCATCCCGGTGCAGGTCATGTACGAGTGGCTTCACAAGTTCGGGGTGAACGCCTGGAACCCGACCCACGCGGATGGCGTCAAGCGGCTGCTGAACAGCCCCGACTACCGATACCTCAAGGTCCGCAACATCATCATCTAAGGGGTGGGTTATGACGCTTTCGACCTATTCCGATCTGTCTGCGGCGATCGTGGATTTCATGAACGACGCCAATCAGGCGACGAAGGTCGATACCTATATCGCATTGGCAGAGGCCCGGTTTAACCGCGTACTGGATACGCCGGATCAGGAAGCGTCCACCACGCTCGACGGCTCAACCTCGACTATCGCGCTGCCGGCGGATTATTATGAGGTGCGCGGCCTTTTTCTCAATGCCCAATATACCGTGCCATTGGAAGCTCTGACCCTCAATGCGCTGAAGAACCTCTATCCCGATGACTATAACGGCACTCCCGTAGCCTACGCCATTGATGGCCCGAATATCGTTCTTGGCCCTCTGCCGAATGCAGCGTGCACGTTGGGGCTTCGGTACAAGCAGAAGATTCAGGGTTTGTCGGCCACCAACCCGACCAACTGGATCATGACCAAGCATCCTGACCTGTACCTGATGGCGTGCATGATCTTCGCGGAGTTTCGGGGTTGGAATGATCCGCGAGCAGCTGAGGCCAAGGCTGCTGCGGAAGAGCTTATGGCCGAGATCAACGAAACGGGCCGGAAAGCCAAGATCGCCGCTGGACCACTGCGCATGCGTCCCAGCGTGACTGAGTTTGGAACGACCTATTTCGGTGACGCTACGGGGCTTAGTCTGACCTAATGGCCCGCTTCAACGCTGGCCCTTACCGTCCCGATCAACCCAATTTCCAGAACGACGGCCTGTTGCAAGCTGATGGCTGCTTTAAGATCGCCAACGGCTATGCTTCTTTACCCCAATTCTCCGGACTTCAGAATGGCGGCTTGGCCTCGGCGCCGATCGGTGGCGGGGCATACCGCTACACCGGACAGCCGTACATCTTTGTCGGCAATGCGACGAGCATATCCACTTATTCCTCCGCTGGTTTTACCGCGATCCAGACCGGATTGACCAACACGGCCACCAACGGCCTTCGCTTCTGCCCCTATGGGTCGTTCATGCTCGCCACCAACGGGCAAGATCCGATCAAGAAGTTTGATCCCACCACGCCCACCGTCATGACGACGCTTTCCGGGTCGGCCCCAACGGCGCGATACATGGCGGTTGTTCGGGGCGTTTTGGTCCTGGGATATGCGGCCGCCAACCCGCTTCAGGTGTCGTGGTCGGACAACGGCAATCCCGCCGGCTGGACCGTTGGCGGATCGTCCATCTCTGGCCAGTTTTCGATGCCAGCCGGTGGCGACATTACCGGTGTCGTCGGCGGGGAATATGGCCTGATCTTTCAGGAGCAACGCATTCTCCGGATGACCTATACCGGGGATAGCGCGGTTTGGCAGTTCGATGAGGTCGTGACCGATATCGGCTGCACGATTGCTAAGAGCCTCGCGACGGTCGGCAAGATCAGCTTCTTCTATTCTAACCGCGGCTTCATGGCGTTCGATGGGGCGACGGTCCAGCCTATCGGAAACGAAAAGGTCGATCGCACCTTTCAGGGGATGCTGGACCGCAACTACACCGATTATGTCTCGGCAGTCATCGATCCTCTGCGCTCGCTCTATATCGTCACCATCCCATCGGCGAATCCGCCCAACTCGGCCTTAGTCTATAACTACAATCTTGGCGAATGGACGACCGCCCCAATCACATCGCCGCTCATGTTTTCAGCCCTGTCGCTGTCCGTGTCGCTTGAACAACTGGACGCGATCTACGGCAACCTCGATGCGATCACGACCAGCCTGGATAGCGCTGCCTTCCGAGGTGGCTATCCCTCCATGTACCTGTTCAACGGCTCCAACATGCTCGGCCAGCTTTCGGGAACACCGATGGCTGCAACCTTCAAGGATTGCCTGAGGGAGTTCGTGCCGGGTCGCAGGGCCAGAATATCGACCATCCGCCCACTGACCGATGCGCAGAGCCTGTCCGTCACGGTTGGAACGACCAACAACATATCCGGCACCCCATCCGAAAACACCTACACGACAGCGACCAGCTCTGGCCTGATCCGCACCCGCGACGTGGGGAATTACGGCCAGGTCAAGGTGCAAATCCCGGCCGGAACGCAATGGGGCTATTTCCAGGGCTATGATCTAGATGCTTCGGACGGGGGGCGGATTTGAGTACGCCCGTTTTCGTCCGCGACACCTACGATACGCCTCAGGCTCAAGCCCGGGCTTACCGCGACGCGATCAACCGCCTTTTGCGGGATATGATGTCTGGAACGACCGCGCAAAGGCCCGCCATACCGGTCATTGCCCAGCGCTTCTACGATACCACGCTCGGTATCCCGATCTGGTGGAATGGCAGCGTCTGGAAGAACGCCGCTGGCACCACGGTATGAGCATGGGCGCCTATCAGAAATGGCGCCCTAAGTTCGAAGCTGTGATGGACCCTCGCATGTACTCGATCGGCTGGCTGGATGGTCAGGTCTGGTCGGGACGTGCGTGGTTTTGGGGCAATAACAAGGCCGGGATTGTAGCCGAGCTTCGCCACTACCCGACCGGCAATTTCGACATTCACGGGCTTGTGGCCGCCGGAGACGTGGTAACCGTCCGCGATGTCCTGATCCCGGAAGCCGAAGCGTGGGCCAAGTCCATCGGGGCTTTGGGGGCGATTATCGAGAGTCGAGAGGGTTGGCTGAGAGTGTTGAAGCGTAGCGGGTACGAGCCTTGGCAGGCGGCTGTTCGGAAGGATTTTGCGTAATGGGTCTCTCCTCTTCGAAATCGACCACGAACAGCACCAGCAGTTCATCGAACAACAGCACCAGCACCGCCGCGCCCCTGAGCCAATACCAGCCAGCTATCGACCAGGGCGTCAATGCCGCACAAGCCGCGCTGACCGGGACCAATGGAGCCTACGCGGGACAACAGGCGCTTGGCGTCTATAACGGCCTCTCCGCGCCCCAATCCGTCCTTGGGTCGATCTACGGCGGCAATACGGCTTCACAGGGCACCCTCGCCAACCTCCAGAAAGCGGCAGCGAACGATCCCTCGATCAGCGCACTACAGGCCACGATCAACAGCGCCTATGCCAACCCCGCCTTCAATCCGCTGAACGGCTTCACGAATCCCACCACAGACCCCCTTACGCAGCAATTCTACTCCGACACGCTCTCGGGGAAGTACCTCGGTTCGGGTAATCCCTATCTCGACGCGATCGTGCAGCAGGGCACCGACGCAGCGACGAAGGCGCAAAACGCACGCTTTGCGCTCTCGGGAATGGGCGAAGGAATCAGCACGCCATATTCGCATGCCCTCGGAACGGCGGTAGCGGACGCTAACAATAACCTGCGCTATACCGCCTACAATGACGAACTGAACCGGATGGGCACCATCGCCGGTCAGGCTGACACGCAGTACAATGCGGGCCAGGATCGGGCTCTCACCGCCGCGTCGTCCCTCGGCTCGCTCTACAATCAGGCGACGGCCAACAAGACGGGCGCGGCCTCTGCCTTGGGTTCGCAGTACACCAACGACAATAATACGGCGCTTGGTGCGGCAAACGGCCTGACCAGCTCGCAACTCCAGGCCGCTATCGCGTCGGGTCAGATCTCGCAGGATCAGTTGAACGCGCTGGGCGCAAGTCAGGCGCTCCCATACGCCAGCCTGCTGAATTACACCAATATCCTCGGTGGCCTGACCGGCAAATACGGCACCAGCACGGCGTCCGGCACTAGCTCGGGGACGAGCAGCGGCACGACCACGACGGATCAGAGCTTGGGCGCTGGGCTGGGCGGATTGCTTGGGGCTGGGCTCGCGGGCTGGGCGTCTGGCGGCTTTAAGCAGGGATAATCGGCATGGGCATGTTCGGAAACACCTTCGCCCCCGGTGGTACCGGGAGGTCGATCGCGGGCTACGTTGGCGATGCGCTTCTCTCCATGAGCGGACGCAGCCCGATTTACACTCCCTTGATGGTCGAACAGCGCCAACAGCAAAACATGCTCGCTCGCCAGGCATCACAGCAAAACCTTGAATACCAGCGGCAATTGGCGCTTCGTCAGAACGAGGTTCAGAACCCGTTGCCGACCGAATTGCAGCGCAACTACCAATATCTCAAGGGCGTCAATCCCACGCTCGCCGAGTCTTACCTGAAAAACCAATCCGACCCCGTTACGCTGGGTGTTGACCCCGCAACTGGACAGCCGACCTTCGTCCACAAAAGCGGCGCGCCGATTGTTCCAGCAAATAACTCGAATGTCATTTCCAAGAAAATGCCCAATGGCGACACGGCATATTGGGTCAATGGCGCTTGGTATGACAATCCGGAGGGCAAATAATGCCGCGTATTACTGATCCCTCCGCACTTCAAAGCCTCGGCAACCCGACGATAGACTATGCGGGTCAGAAGGCCTCTGTTGTGGCCAACGCCGATGCGACCGCCCAGGGCAACAAGGATGTCATGGTTGCGCACGCGACTCTTCCTGTTGACGTTGCGAAAACTAATGCTGCCGCCGATGCTCATGCGCGTTCTGAGCATGAAATTCAGGTGTCGCAACCGATTACCCCGGACAAGCGCGCTGAGCTGCGTGGCGACCTGCAAAGCCTCAACGTTCTCGACAACGGGATCAACAAGCTTCAGGGTTTCTACGATCAGTATTTCAAGAACCAGGGCCTCAAAACGCCTCTCGAATACGCCCCGTCCTTTATCAGGCCGGAAAATGGCGTATTCGATGATACCGCCAACGGCCTTTCGAGCTTTGTTTCTAAAGGACTTGGGCTAACCTCGCGCCAATTCGACACGCCTGGTGAACAAAAGCGATTTGTCGGCGCTTATCTACCGAATAGCTCCGATACAGACGCCCAGATCCAGAACAAATTGGACATGCTGCGCGGGCTACTCGACAATGGGCGCAAGTCCATGAAGATGCAGCTAGATCAGTTTGCACCCAAGGCTGTTTCTGACCTCGCGGCGCTCAATCAATCGCAGGCCACCCCCCTGCCTAACGTGGGCAATGGGCCGCCTCCCGGCTCGCCGCCTGGTGGTCCGTCGAACCCCGGCTCCCCCAACAGTCCGCTTGTGTCGCAGCAAACGTTGGACACGCCGGATCAAATCGGGCTTGCGCAAGGCGGGACGCAGATCGTGAATGACCCGACTATGGCGGGCGTGAACGATAAAATCCGTTCGCTGATCGCCGCCAACAAGTCGGCTTCCGATATCGTCGGCTATATGAACTCGGTTAAGCCGGGCCTTGGCGATCAGCGCGCGCAGGATGTGGCTGCTGCGGTCGATTTCCGCCAGAAGCACCCGGAAGTGCCGCCCGCGAATTACGCAATCTCCGTTGACAAAATGTCTGTGCCGATGTCGGCGACGCGGGCCACGGTGAATAGTCTTGCCCAAACTGGACCCGGCACGGCCCTAATGAATTTTGCGGACGGGGCGACGGCGGGCGCTGCGCCGAATCTTGCGCCCAATCCTGCACAGGCTCGCGCCGGCATGATGTTCGCCAATGCCAATAAGCCCGGGTGGGCGATTGCGGGACAGGGGCTCGGCGGCGCCTCTCTGGCGGCTGGATTGGAGTACGGCGCAGGAGCGCTAGGCGTTAGCAAGCTCGCAGCTCCCGTCCTTGCAGATGCCGCATATGGCGGCCTGTACGGATATAATACCGCAGATCAGGGCGACGGCCTCACGGGCGCGCTAAAGGGAATGGCTTTGAGCGTTCCGGGGGGCGTGGCCGGAAGGTTGGCAACCAAAGGGATCGCCAGCGCGGTCTCGCCCAATCCCGGCAACCTTGGGCCGCTCTATCAGGCGGGCGTGCTGCCGACGATTGGTCAGCGCGCGGCATCTGGGGGCTCCTTCCCGGGAAGAGCGGTCAACGCGATTGAGGAATCGCTGCAAAGCCTTCCTGTTGTGGGTTCAATGGTTAAAGGCGCGCGGGACCAGGCGAACGAACAGGCCGAGCGTGGGGCGTTCAATTCGGCCCTATCGGAAATCAACGATAGGCTGCCCGCAGATATGTCCGTGGGAACCTCGGCCCATGGCTACATGCAGAACGCCTTCAAAAAGGCCTATGATGACGCGCGCTCAGGCATGGTATTCGTTCCTGACCAACAGTACCAGGCGGATCGCGACGCCTTCATGGGCAAGCTCGGCAATGGCGTTCTAAGCGCCGATCAGGCGGGGCGCGTCTCCAATATCCTGGATAATGCTGTGACGAGCCGCCTACAGGCTGGGCGTGGTTCGCTCTCGGGGGACGCCTATAAGGCCGCCGCCTCCGATATCTCTGATGCAGCGCGCAAACTGTCCGCGAGCGATCCCCTCGTTTCCGATGCTTTGAACAACTACGGTGCGATCTTCGATAGCGCTGCCCGTCGCAATAGCGCGCCGGAATCGGTGGCAAAATTGGACGCGGCGGACGCGGGCTACGCGAAGGCTGTCCGTATAGAACAGGCCGCCGCCGCTCGCGGCGGCGACACCGGGCGCTTCACCGCCAACCAGTTCGACCGCTCCGTACAGCAGGCTACGGGCGGCGTCCGCAGTCGCGCTTACCTTCGGGGTGATGCACTGATGCAGGATTATGCCGATGCCTGGAAATCGATGCGCGACAGACTGCCTAACAGTGGGACAACCGATCGATTGCTCGCCACGCAGGCTGCAACAGGGGCCGCTGGCGGCGTTGCGGGAATGTCCGGCTTGCTATCGTTGCCGATGGCGTTGAAGGGGGCCGCTGTCACGCTGCCCTACGCACCGGGCGCGAGAACTCTTATGGGAATGGCTTTCAGGCCGCGTCCCGGCCTCGCCAACGCGGCTGCAAAGATCAGGAACCTAGATCGGCTGATCGCGTCTGGCGCTCAATCCCCGCTTCTGCTCGCTTACGGAAGCGGTAATTGAATGCCCCAGTTCAAAAGCGCAAATATCGCGATTGAATAAATAAGCACTCCAGCGAAGCACGCCCATAGGAAGGCCTCACCCCAAAACAGGGTGTGATCATTCAAAACGCCACGGTTGCGAATATGTGATGGAAGTTCGCGCCGCCGCAGTTTGTAGCGATGCCACATTTTATAAAGTTCACGGATCACACCACTAAGGATGCAAGCGCACAAGAATCCAAAGCCCAGCCCCATGGGGGCTAGTTACTCCTGTTTCAGCCCCTTTTCAACAAGGCGCCTAATCGCTTCTGAACGTGAAGCCAGTCTGTTTTTAAAACGGTAATCGTCAATCCTAGCCACCAGCTCGGTAGGCATGGGAGTGATAATCCGTGGGTCCTTATCATCCGCCATAAACGCGAAATACCACGTATGCGGGTTATGTCAAATATGTTGTTGACATAGGTATGCTAGTGACATACTCGACATACCAGAACGGCGAGGCGCTATCAACACCCCGCCGCTCCTAACCCCAACGCGAAGGAGATCGCGCCGTGGCTACCATTACCCCTATCAGACCGACGCTCGCAGGGGCAGAGGAATTCACCATCAACGGGTGGAGGCCGTTGAGTTGTTTGGACAGCTCGATTTATTTCGGTCAGGCACATGCTGTGCTGGCCGCTGCGTTATCTGCCCAAGAGATGGATTTAAATCCCGCCATCTTAGCTGAAGCCCTCTACGGTGTGCAGACGTTACTTTCGCTAGGTCTCGTGGCCGACGAAAACGAGCGCGAAAATGGGAGGAGCCACTAATGCCTACCCCGACCAAAATCGAACTTCCGGCACTCCGGATCGAAACCATCCAGCTTATGCTGGTCGGCGATAGCCCGCTCATCGTCCACGCATGGTCCGAAAAAGCCAAAAAGCAGATGCTCGACAAGCAGATGAAGAAGGCCAAGCAGGCGAAGGAGGCCAAAGACCCGCAGGCCGATTACGAACAGTCGTTTTATAGAACGCCCGAGGGCCATTACGGCTTCCCTGCGATTGGGGTGAAGGCCTCGATGGTCGGCGCCTGCCGTTTCGCGGATCTGAAGATGACGGAGGCGCGCGGTGCGTTTCACATTGATGCCGAGATGCTTCGGGTTCTCGGTGAGCCTCGGCCCCGTGAGGATATGGTTAGAGTTGGGCTGGGTACGGCGGACATTCGCTACCGCCCGGAATTCGTTGACTGGAGAATCCCGGTCGCGGTGAAATTTAACGCCAACGCTATCAGCGCCGAGCAGATCGCCAACCTTCTCAATATCGCAGGGTTCGCGATCGGCATCGGCGAATGGCGCCCCGAGCGGAACGGTCAGTATGGCCGCTTCCATGTGGGAGGGGCTGACGAATGATCTACCAATGGAAGCCGGAAGCCCGGATCAAGATCGACGCTCAGGCGGCTGGTGCGGAAATGGAGCGCCTTCGGGTCATCCATAACGGACGGCTCGAAGCGGCAATGTTGGTCGATGCAGCGCGGAATGAAGAAAACCCGCTGCACGATCACTTCGAATGGGACGATACGAAAGCGGCTGAGGCGCATCGTTCGGAGCAGGCGCGCTACCTGATCCGGTCGATTGTGGTTCAGGTCGATTCGCAGATCAGCGCGGAGCCTGTACGGGCGTTCGTGTCGGTCAAGCGGGACGAGGATCGTTCGTTTACAAGTTTCGCGCACGCGCTGTCAGATGCTGAGCTTCGCGCTCAGGTTCTGGCGGATGCGATGCGCGAATTGGTAGCGTGGCGGAAGCGTCACGCGGAGCTGACCGAACTGGCGAATATCTTCGCCTTGGTCGATCAGGCTCAGGAGGCCTAACTCCGAAACATGGCAGGCGAGGTTAGGCGAGGCGCGTCTGGGTTTGGCTAGGCTGGGCACGGCAGGCGGGGTAAGGCTAGTCCTGGCGAGGCAAGGCAACGCCCGGCTAGGCATGGCAGGCTAGGCAAGGCGTGTCTCCGCACGGTGAGGCCAGGATTGGCATCGCACGGCAGGCAAATGGGAGGGTCGTCCGAAAGGGCGGCCCTCTTTTCGTTGAAGGAATCTAGATGGCCAAAAACCTGATCACGGATTGGGACGTAACCCCATCAAATAACAGCGACATTGCGGGCGTAAACATCGCCGAAGGCTGCCCCGCGTCCGGCATCAACGATGCGATCCGCACCCTTATGGCGCAGGTGGCCACTTGGCTTGCCGCTGCTACGGGTCCTCTCCTCCGCGTAGCCGCGAACACGATCGGTAACGGTACGCTGATCCAGGATGGCGCCGGAACCTCGCGTTATATCGGCTACCGTGCGCTTCCCCTTACCAGCAAATCGACCTCGTACCAGATTGCCTTGACCGATGTTGGGCAGGGCATTTCGACGAACGCAGGCGTCACGGTCCCACCCAACGCGACCACGGCGTTCGCGATCGGCGATACGATCGTCATCTACAACAACAGTGCGTCCGGCATCACGATCACCCAAGGCTCCGGCGTCACCCTTCGTCTGGTGGGGACCGCGACCTCGGGGAACCGCTCGCTCCCCCAGCGCGGCCTTTGCACGCTGCTCAAGGTCGGCACTGATGAATGGGTTGCGAGCGGGGGCGGCGTTTCGTAATCTAGCCGCGATGACTGAAATGATGGATCGCCTGATCAGGGCGCTGGCAGAGCAAGACAATAATCAGCATCGGGCCTCCTATTATCGAGGCATGGCTTTCGCAGCGTTGCGGGAGCTGAAAACGCCATCCCCTGAAATGCTGGCCGCAGTCGATAATATGGCCGCGATGGCAGAGGCCAGCGTTAGGCCGCTTGCCCGTCAGGCCACCACGCAAGAGCGCTGGGTAGAGATGATAGACGCCGCGCTCGGCGAAATCTGAACCCCTGAACTTCTGAAAATCTGACCTTCCCACGTTCTGCGACGAGCAGGCGAAGGAGAGCGCATGTCTGGTATTAACTGCCTCATTGCGAGTAGCGGCCCTTATGGCGCCGCAGCCGCACCCCTTTCCTGTGACATTGAACTGATCGGCGGCGCTGGGCCGTGGAATGTCTCTGGCTCCGCAGGTGATCTTTATAGCCAATTCGCCAAGGGGATTTTCGTTTCAACCTCCGGCGGAACTCCCCCCTATGGAGGACCAGGCCAATCTCTCAATGGCGATGCGAGCGGTAAACTTTCTCTCGTTCCGACCGGCGATGGCCTTCATAATACGATCGGCTGGTCAGGCTTCTCTCTGAACGAGCTTGAAGGCTGTTACCTTCAGTTTGACGTGACGGATAGCCTCGGGGCGACCGCAAGCGCCCGCTACCCCTCCGCCGGCTCCATCATCATCAAGAGGACCAGCTAATGCGCCTTGGACTAGGCCTTTCGCTTAATGCGTCTACCGCTGGGAGCGGGGGGACTGCACCTGCGGCTGGCGCGTCGCCGAGCAGCTTCACCATTGCTCCCTCGGTCCAATACCACCCCAACACGTCCAACCTGACGATGCGCGCGGTCAACAACGTGACCGGCTATATCTCGGGCAATACGATGACCGTCACCGCCAACGACGGCCCTCCGCTCATGATTGGCGACGTTGTAGTCGGCGCGGCGCCTGGGACCACCATCCTGCGCTGTGGGACCACTTTCGGCGCGACGCTGGGCACGTTCACGGTCAGCGTCTCCCAGACGGTCGGCAGCGCGGGCTCGCCCGCCGCCTTCACGGTCGATACCAAGACTGTCACCGCGATCTCGGACCTCAAGGGCACCGCCGACCTGACCAGCCTGGATGGCTACGGCCCGCGCCTGATGACGGACGCGCTTGGCCGCAAGTTCCTGCGTTTCCTGATGCCCGAGAATTATAACGGCTCGTGGCTGCGCAATAACACGCTCGGTGCGCTCGATACCTACAACTCGACGTGGATATTGGTGGGTCGTTTCCACAACGCGTGGAGCAACGGCACGCTCATTTCCTACGGCCTCAAGGAAAACGGCACCGGCACCAGCGCCGCACCCTTGGGCTACAATAGCCATTTCCCGGTCCCGCTCACCAAGAGCCTGATGACGAGCGTGTCAGCTGGCAATCCGAACAAACTCATGCTCGGCACGCAATTGCAGGTGCTGGGCATGGCGACCGCGACAAATCTTGCCGTGGGCGTCACGACCTCGACGGTTGGTTGCCAACTCATGCTCAATGAGCAGAACGCGACCATCACCATGTCCAGCGAGCAGGCGACCGGAAAGACCGGTTTCGAAATCGGCAAGCTTTCGACGCAGGCGACGGGTGTCAACACCGCCAACTATGCGATCTTCGACCTGTACGAGCTTTCCGGCTGGCTCAAGGGCGAGATGGGCAACATCGCCGCCATGCAGGCCAACGCGCCGGCTCAGCAGGCCAAGGCGGTCACCAACTATAATATCCCGGCGATCACCGACAGCATCATCCTGGTGGGTGACAGCCGCTCAATCAACGGATCGACCTCGGGCCAGAATATCGGCATCCGCATGACCGATCCGGGCTATGCCTTTGCCGTTCCCGCAACGACGCGCATTCTGAACACTGCGGTAAGCGGCGCCGGCATCGGCGTGATGTGGGAGAATTTCTACAAGGTCCACGACGCGCACAACGCCGGTTACAGTTCTCCGCTCAATAGTAGCCTCATGCTCGGCGGCGGCCATGATACGGTCGGCATCTTCGTCGGCATCAACGACACCGCCTCGCGCTGGCCTCAAGCCACCAACGGCGGACGCGGCGGTGCGTCGCAATCGGCTGGTGTAGCCGACGATTATTACAATGGTGCGGATTATACCAACAGCTTCACCGCGACCATAACCACCGCGACCAGCAACCCGATGACGGTCACAGGCATGACCGGCTGGCTCTACGAGGGGTCCAAGCTGACGATCGCGGGCACGTCGGCGGGCCTCACTTGCGCCACGACCTCGCAAACCGGGCCGTTCAACATCAACGCGGCCGAGACCCCTGGTGTCTCCGGCGTCGCCGGCACGGCGGTTCTTTCCTCGCTCCAGAAATACGTACAAGCCCTGCTTACCCAAGGGTACAATGTCCGGTGGATGGCCGAGACGGTGTACGGGGGCGCGGATACGGCGGCGCGGGCCGAACTGGCAGTCAAGATTTCCGGCGCTGTGGCCGATGCGTCGGCAGTCGTCGGACCTACGCTCGCGGCCAATCTCAAGGTGGGCGACTTCACGCAAATCCAGGTCGGCGGCCAATATATCTATGGCGCTAATTACACCGGCAACAATGCCACAGACCCCAATTGGCTCGATACCACCCATCCGTCCCCGGCAGGCATGAGCGTGCTGGTTTCAGGCGGCGATAACCAGGCCAACGGTTACGCCTACCTTCTCACGCACTGAGGAAGCGCCATGGGAATCCACAATTCCATCCTTTCGAGTCCATGGGCACGGATCACGATAGGCGTGGCGCTGATAACCCTTGTCTATGGGTTGATCCTATATTGGCTGCCATATGCCCTGACGGGTGAACTGGCGTGAGCGACCATGCCGCCGTCACAGACTGGCCCGGTATCGCTGCGGCCCTGACCGTGGGATCTACAATTCTCTTCGGCATTGGCAAGGGAATTGCCTGGATAATGAAACACTCTCGCTCCCGCGTGACTGGCCTTGAGGCGCGCATTGATGAGCTGGAGGAGAAATACCGGAAGCTATGGCTTGCCTTCGGGTTCGTGGCGACAGGGCTGCATGCGAAAGACCCGCTGGACCATAATCTAAGGCAAGCCGCGATCATCTTGGGCGATGAATTTCCGCTCGAACGAAACGCCTGATTCGTAAGTAGCTTTGCGTTCCATCGTGTCCGAAATTTGTGGGCACTTTCCGGACAACAGCCACAGGAGGCGGCATTTGCCAGCCGAACCATACACCCCCGACGAATGTCGGCGGGCGCTAGAGGCGCTTGCCCGTAGTCATGGCGACAAGACCGCCGCAGCAAAGGAGCTTGGCTGGCACCGATCCCGCCTTCGGAGATTGATCCGCTACCTGGAAAGCCGGGGTGAGGCCAACACATTCGAGACGGGCGGCGAGGGCTATGGCCCGGCCCGTGACGGTTTCGACCCCTACGTCATCAAGGGCGTCTCGACCTATTACGATGCCGATGGCAACCAGCGCGGGCAGTGGGTCAAGACAAAGCTGGATGATCTACAGCGCGCGGAGGCGATGCGCGAGGCGTTCGCGGCCATGGCTGCCGATCTGCCACGGGTCGCACCAATTGACGCGCCTAAGTCCGTCAGCCTCGATCTGGCGAACCTCTACACCCTGACCGACAGCCATGTCGGTATGCTGGCGTGGCGCAAGGAGGGTGGGGCTGATTGGGATCTGGACATCGCCGAACAAACCTTGCTCGGCTGCTTCTCGGCTATGGTGGCCTCCGCTCCGTCAGCGGGCGTCGGGATCGTCAACGTCCAAGGCGACTTTCTCCATTTCGATGGGCTGAAGCCCGTCACGCCTGAACACGGCCATGTCCTTGACGCGGATAGCCGCTTCTCCAAGGTTGTATCCGTCGCGATCCGGATCATCCGCCGCGTGGTCGATCTGGCGCTTACCGCCCATCCCACGGTCCACTTGCTGATATGCGAGGGCAACCACGACGAGAGTTCGTCCGTGTGGCTCCGGCAGATGTTCGCAGCGCTCTATGAGAATGAGCCGCGTCTGAGCGTCAACGACAGCGAATTGCCGTTCTACGTCTACCAGCACGGCAAGGTTATGCTGGCCTTCCACCATGGCCACAAGATGAAGAACGACCAGCTACCTATGCTGTTCGCCGCGCAGTTCCCTACGATCTGGGGCGCTACCACGAAGCGCTATTGCCACACCGGACACCGCCATCATGAAGAGGTGAAGGAGCATAGCGGCATGGTTGTTACGCAGCACGCCACCTTGGCAGCCAGAGACGCCTATGCCGCCCGTGGCGGATGGGTGAGCGAGCGCCAGGTCAAGGCCATCTCCTACCACGCTGAATATGGACAGGTCGCGGTCAATACGATCGTGCCGGAAATGTTGGCCGCATGAAACTCACCGAAGCCCTATCGCTCGATCCCAGCTTCTATAGCCTTGGGGATCGTAAAGCCGTTGCCGTTGAATTGATCGTCCGTGAGTTGGATCTGATCAAATCCGGTGACGAGAATTACCCCGCACACTGGATGCGGATCATCGATATCTGCCGGCAGGAAGCCGGGATAGCGCCGAATAGCGTGATTAACGATTAGGTTCGCTGCGGGGCTACGGCACCCCGCTTGATCAGAGCAATACAGCCGTCTTTTCCCGGCGGCCCCACAGCGAACCCCTCCGCTAGCACAATCTAATTCCCATAGCAAGGAAATACCATGACCCTGTTCATGGGCGCGCTGTCTTGGCTAAACGGCAGCAAGAGCCCTCCCGCGCCTGCCCCGGTTCCGCCAGCTCCGACCATCAGCAGCAACTCGCGCTTTCCAGCGGCCATCATCGCGTCTGCACAGGCCGAGCAACTTAAGTGGCGCGTTCCCGCATCTGCCAGCCTCGCCCAATGGGCCGATGAGAGCAATTGGGGCAAATCCGTCACGGGGAAATTCAACTATGGCGGCGTAACAGCGAAGGTCAAGAACGCTGTGTTCCCCTATGTCCCCGGCACACCGCTAGAGCCCGCGACACTCTGCTGGACCCATGAGAATTATCAGGGCCAAGTCGTCCATTGCCAGCGCTGGTTCAAGGATTTCGACAGTCCGGACGTATTCTTTGACGCGCACGGCAAGCTGATCGCCACGTCCCCCATCTACGCTCCCGCAATGGCCGCTCTGCCCGACGTGGGCCGATACGTGGATCTGATGGCCGCACACTACGCGACGGCGCCGAACTACGCCGCCGCACTCCATAGCATCATCGCGACCAACAACCTCACTCAGTACGATCAGGTGAATCCATGAAGCTCAATCCCTTCCCCTACATCGTTCGGTCGTTTGCGTTCATCAAAGCGCGCCTGTCTGAACGTAGCACCTATTTCACGATCACGGGCGGCATGATCCCGCTGGCCGTCCTTCCGGCCCCATGGTCCTACGTCGGGTTCGGCCTGACCGTGGCAATGGCGATGACGCCCCAAGCCCCGCATTGTGAGGAGCATGGCGATGGGCCTGATTACCAGCATTGAGGAAACCGCCGCCAATGCGGTCGTTCCGGGCTCCGGCGCGCTCGTACACATATGGTTATGGTGCCGGAAGCACTGGCAGACGCTTGTCGTGGTCGGCGCGGTCTTTGTGATTGCCCTGACCATCTGGCGCGCACCGTGGGCGGAAAACCGTCAGCGTGAGAAAGACCAGGCGCAGATCACCACGCTCCAAAAGACCGTGGACGACATGAAGGCCGCCAGCGCCAAGGCTGCGGCCGACAACAAGCAGCATGTCCTTGATGTCCAGACCGCCGACGAAAAGACCCGAAAGGCTGAAACCGATGCGCTATCCGCTAATCTCGTTGATGCTCGCGCCGCTCTTGCTGGCTGGCTGCGCACACATGCCCAAGCCTCTCCCGGTAATGCCGGCGCAAGTGGTCTATCCCAAGCTGCCAACACCGCCGGCGCAGTTGATGGAACCGGTCAGAACGCCATCGTTTCTATTCCAGACCTCGAAATCTGCACCGAAAACACCGTGAAGGCCCAAGGCTGGCAGGATTGGTATCGATCGGTTAGCGCGATCGCCCGCTAGGCCTGAATAACCACATTGGGCCGCTTGCCATCAGATCCTCCGTGGTGACGGAAGCTGTAACCTCCGTGCCGATTGGGAATCCTGAACGCAGTGCCTCGCCTGTCGTGATTGTGCGCCGTGGAGCGCCATAGTCAGGGATGCAGTTGGGTCGTTTTGCCATAGCCCGGATCGTAACCCGTTAGGGCGAAGATGCGAAGCAGCTTTGTGAGCGAAGCGAGTAGAGCCGGATAAAGCTCCAAAGCAAGTAGCTCACCCCTCTCTATCGGTCTGGTAGTGGTTGCGGGTCAGCAGTGGCGTTGACCAATTTATAGATTGCTTGTGTCATGTCCCAGCACACGGCCTTATCGGCGCCTTGGTCAGCCAACTCACGGATCGCCTGCAGCACATCTTCGCTGGAAAGCCATGTCGGCAACTTATGCGTCGGGACAAAATCAGGTTTTCCGTCCATACCACCCTCCTATCTCAATTCCCTCTTCCCTGCACCAGACACCTTCGTATGGGGATGGGCTAGGCAAACGGTTCAAATGGCTGATCGCCCCTGACGTAGAGCGGGTGGCGCGGGTGGCCTTCCTTTGTCGTGCCGAGGCAAACCATGTCCGCGCCCCAGCCCTCGGCCGAGAGCAAGACGGCCTTGTCTCGATTACCATAGCCGCCATGCGCGCCCCATGCACAAAGCACGGGAATCCCTGCCGCGACGGATACCCGCAGCACGTCCTCGATATGCGCCGATCCATCGGGCCCGATCGGATCGTCAGCAGCCTTCATGTCATCTGGAGATGTGGCGCGGAACGAGAAGAGGTTGACGACACGGATGCCGCCGAACCCTTCCCTACGTGCGAACGACATGCAGCGCCCGATCGTGGGATCATCGATCGCCGCATCGGCTGTGGATGGATTCAGCATGATGATCGGCAGCTTGCGCGCGCCCGGATTCCAGACCCGCGTCAACCAGTAGCGATAGAGCCCGCATGGCGAAATGAGCGCGTCCTTGACGACCGCAGGCTCGGCGCTGTCCGTCACGAACTCAAATGCCAGAGCGTTTCCAGCCATCATCTTTCTCCTTAAAAACCCAGGGGAGAGGTGGGGTTAGGCGGGGACTAGGGGTGTCCATTGGACTCGCAGAAGGCGACCCAATTATCCCAGGCTTGCCGATTGTCGCGGCTGGCATTGGCGACCGCGGCATTGCCGTTCATGGTGCTTGCGAGCCTCCCGATAGGCTCGTCGGCATGGTAGCCGGTAAACAGGCCCACATCATCGTCGCAGGGGTCGTACTCGCGCGGTTCGCCGCATTCGATGCAATAACCGCATTCCCACTCCAGATGCTCGCCAGCGCATTTGCAGCACTGCCCACGCACCTCCAGCGGGAATATGCCGCCCACCTCGCAGCCGCAAGTAATGCAGGCGAATTTCGGTTCCACGCCGCCGATGGCGAACGATGCGGACGAACGCGCGGTCACGCCGCAGCCTCCTTCTGCATGTCTCGATCCAGGGCTTCGATGTCGCCGAGCAGGCGCTCCACCTCAGCCTTCCACTCGGGCTTATCTTGCTTGATTTCCCAAACGATGTCGTAGGCCTGACCGAGGCGCCCATCGGCCCAGCCGCCGGACCGGCCCTCATAGGAGGAGCGCGCCCAGATCGTCTCTTTGTCTGCCGCCGTCACGACGGTAGCTCCTCGATCATGTGCCGCACCATCGCTTCAGCCTGCGTGGCGTCGAACAGGTTCGTCCCGGTCGGATTGCACTTCATCGGCTCGGTCAGCCCGAGCATGCGCATAGCTTCCGGGCTATCGTTGAAGGTCGGCTTGAAGCTGATGCCGTTGTCCGGGTGAAAGTTCTCCGGCAGCCTCCACATCAGGAACCGCTGCGTCATGTGCTTTATCTGCTCGTCGTTCATTCCATATCTCCTTCACGTCTTCTCAGGGGGATGCAGGAGGGGGTCATGCGGCCAAGTCCTTCGCCTGGAGCGCTTCGACCGCGGCAATCCGCTCCCCAATCCACCGCATCACCGGCACGGCCATCGAGTTGCCCAGCGCCTTGTAGCGTGGGCCATCGGCCATCATGCCCTTGCGGTACGGGACCAATGTGTAATCGTCGGGGAAGCCTTGGAGGCGCTCGCACTCGCGAGGGGTGAGGCGGCGGACGGCGGAGGCCGCAGCGACATAGTTCTGCTGCTGAGCTCCCGGCTCTGCTGCCAGGGCGCCGACAATGCCGCCATCACCGCTGATCTGGCGAACCTCGCTGCGGCTGTTTTGGTGAAGGCCACCGCCGGCATCACTCCCGCGTTTGCGTGGCTGTTCGTGAAGCCGCCCGCTCGCAGGGTCGGCGAGCAATCCTCCATCGCGTCGGCGCCGTGATCCTTGGCGGAGAAGCAGATTGCCTGCACCTCCGCGCGAGCCTCCAAGGTATAGGCGCAGCCTTCCTGCACACCGATGCCGTCTGGCCCGGCATCAGGATTTTCGCGCAGGGCGCCTGCCTGAATTGCGTGAGCGACGAAGGTTTCGCTTGCGAAGTCCTGTCTGCCATGCGGACCGCCATGCGATTGCAGCGCAGTCGCCACGTCAACCGGGCCCGAGCAATTGTTGCCGCCGAACGCGATCAGCTTGTTGTCGTAGGCATCCTGTCCGTTGAAGCCGCCCGGGTGAGCGCCCGGGCTAAGGCATCCGGCAACACCTTCCCCCTTTTCTCTGCGCGGCGCAGGATGCCCCGACAAGCTGTGGCGCTCAAAAAGTACCGCTCCGGCACGTCGCCAATCTCCAAGACATCCGACAACGAAGACGCGACGGCGGCGCTGGGGAACTCCAAAGTGCTGAGCGTCCAGAACTCTGTAGGCGAACCCATACCCGAGTTCGCCCACCCCCCCGAGGATGGAGCCAAACGCCCGTCCGCCATCGATCGACAGGACGCCGGGGACGTTCTCCCATACGATCCAGCGGGGCCGTGTGCGATCAGCAAGGCGGAGAAACTCAAGGCTGAGGTTGCCACGGTCTCCATCCAAGCCCTTTCGGAGGCCGGCGACGGAGAAGTCCTGGCAGGGGGTTCCCCCGACAAGAAGGTCAATTGGTCCATATTCATCGCCTCGGATGGTGGTGAAATCGCCGTGCAGCGGCGTGTCGGGATAGTGGTGGGCGAGGATCGCGCGCGGCGCGGCCTCGATCTCGCTGTAGGCTGCGGCCTCCCAACCGAGCGGCTTCCACGCGATGGTGCTTGCGGAGATACCGGCGCAGACGTCGAGATAGCGCAT